GAGTGCGAGCTCGTGAGCGAACCGGATCATCGCCGAGCGGTGATCGCCGAAGTCCTCGTGCTCGTCATACATCATGAACGGGCGCAGCGTCACCGCCGGCAGCCCATTCGCCGCCTCGTACTCGACGAGGCGCTCGCCCAACAGCTTCGACAAGCCGTAACGATTGATCGGCTCGGGGTACATCGTCTCGCGCATCAGTCCAGACGTATTCCCATAGACCTCGCTGGTGGAGAAGTAGACGAACCTCGAGCCGCTGCGCTTCGCGATCTCGAGCATGTTCTGCGTTCCGACGATGTTCGTGTCGATCGCCATGCTCGGCGCGTCCTCGCACGTCACGCGACTCACCATCGACGCGAGATGGAAGATCACCTCCGCATGGAACTCCTCTATCCCGAGAAGGTCCGCAGGGTTCCGCACGTCCGCCGTGATGTAGTTCGATCGCCACGCCGGCCGCGTGTCAATGCTGATCACCTCGTCGCCGCGCTCCTCGAGGGCGCGCACCAGCGGCGCTCCGATGTTCCCCGCCGCTCCCGTCACGATCGCTCGCACTACCTCATCCCCTTCTCGCGCGCATACGCCGCGATCTGCTCATCCGCCATCCGCCGAGTATCAGCATCCAAGCGGACACCGCTGCGCGTATCGTGCGCGTTCCCCTCATCGAACACGATCCGCACCGTATCTGCCTGGTACGTCTTCACGCCAACCGCCGCCGCGTCAATGTAGAACGCCCAGTCTGACGAATAGATATCCTCGCGGAATCCTCCAACCCGATCGAATAGGCTCGTCTTGAATGGCGCAGCACCAGGCAGCGTCAGGACGCGACCGATCGCCGATGCGTCCCAGTAGCCGCGCCACTCGTCGCCGCGATACTTCCATCGGATCGCGTCGACGAGCAGCTCGGCGCCAGCCTCATCAGCCGCGTCGATCTCGTCAAGCGCGGCCGGCAAATAGCGATCATCGATACAACACACGCTGATCCAATCGCTCGAGCAGGCGCGCATCACCTCATTCCAGCGTTCCGTGAAGCCGCTCGACTCGAGCACGATGCCGAATATCGGGATATCCAAATCGTCAGGCACGGCATCAAACATCCCCGCCATGTCGGGATCCTCGTACGCGACGACGATCTCGTCAGGCTTCCGCTTCAGCGTACGCACGGCATCCCACCAGCCCGGCACGAACTGCGCGAAATCGGCGCCCCACGCCGCCGTCGCCACGCTCACCGTCACCCGCATACCGCGTCCCAGTAGACGCGCGGCGCCTCGGCCACAAGCTTACGCAGCACGTCGGGATCATCCCAGCCTGGCACGCTCGTCACGCCGACATGACCATTCGCAAACACTTTGCAGCCGCACAATACGGCCTCGATCACGGCGCGCCCCTCCGACTCGAACGCGAGCGGAAGATGAATAAACGCCTCGGCGCGCCGCATCATCATGATGACGTCGCGCCGCTCTTCGCGCGTCATCACCATCAGCGGATACCCCTCGCGCGCCGCGCGGATCCGCGCATTCGCCAGACCCTTCAACGGATGATCCCGACACGCCGCCACCGCGAACGGCTCCTTCACCGCAGCCGGGGATAGCTCGGACTCGTCCATCGCGCTCAGCACCAGGATCACTTCGGGAAGATCCGCCCACGCGCGCGTCTTCATCAGATGCGCCGGCGTGTGCAACATCACGCGCCGCGCCCTCTTCAAGAGGCTCGCCTTCCACCGCTCAGGCCGCGTCGCATGATGCAGGAAGACCACCGGCTCGAACGGCTCAAGCATTCGCGCGCCATGCTCCGACAATCCCTCGAGACTCGTCACGAGCACGCGATCGACCGTCTCGGCCTCGTCCGCTTCGATGTACGCCCACTCCACGCCATCCGGCGCGTGCGCCAGATACTCAGCGTCCGACAACTCGGCGCCGCCACGATACGCGCCAGGAAGCCACCCCTCGCCAGCATCCTCGCTGACGGGCTTGTGCGTCGAGACGACGCCGATCCTCAAGGCTCCCACCTGGCGATCGTCTCCATCACCGGCCGCCAATGCTCAGCGAACACGCGATCCGCCTCGTAGGCGCGCATCCCTTCGACGGCCTCCGTGCTCGTCGCGCCACGCTCGCGCGCGTACGCCTGCTCGAGCGCGCGCACGATCTGCGACACATGCGGCGTGAAGAACCACGAGTTCTGGAACGCATCCCACAACGGCTGGCCGTCAATCACCCAACCGTCAGCGACGAGCTCGGGCTGCGCCGTCCAGTTGCTCACGATCACCGGCGTCCCGCACGCCTGCGCCTCAATCACCGGCACGCCGAACCCCTCGCCGGCGCTCGTGGCAAGCAGCACGTCCGCGTCCGAGTAGAGCGCCGCGAGCGCCTGCTGCGGCATGTTCATCCGGTAGAGGTACTGGTTCACGAACCGGACCTGATCGTCGCGAATCCCGCACGCGCGCAACAGCGGCCGAAGATCCACACCGCCAAGCGCCGACGACTCGTCCGTGTGCAAGTAGAGGATCGCGTCAGGCTTGTCGTGCGCGAACATCCCGAACGCGAGGAGATTCTCTCCCCACGACTTTCGCGGCGGCGTCCGCCCCTTATTCGCCGAGTTCATCATCACCACGAACGCCGAGTCGTCCTCGACTTGCATGATGTCGCGCCCGCGAATCCGCTGGCCCTTCGCGTCCAGGAAATCCGGCGTCGGCTTGAAGACGCGACCATCGAACGCGTGCGGCGCGTACAGGCACTCGATTCCGTCGTGCCGCATCATCTCCTCGCCGAACCGGCTCATCGCGATCGGCAGGACATTCGGCTTCCGCAACCACTCAGCCACCTCGGGCGGCGCCGGCTTGTGATCGATCGGCACCCACGCCGCGATCTTCGGAATCCGATCGATGCTCGGATTCTTCAGCGCCCACACATCGAACAGCGTCACCACCGCGCTCGGCAACTCCGAGCCGCTCGCCCAATGCTGCGAATGCGCCATCAGGATATCGTCCGAGTACGGCGTCACACCCGTCGGGTACAGCTTGACGCCATTCCACTCGGCCTCCGAACCCTGCAAGCCGAAGTTGCACGCCACCGCCACCTCGTGCCCATCAGCCTGCAACCGCTCCACGACCTGAGCAGTCTGAACGCCATATCCTGTAGCCGTCAGCGGAGAGTTCGACGCCCACAAGACGCGCTGCGGCGTCACGCCCTGCGCTACGGTCTTCCGCTTCGCCGCCACGCGGCGCGCCTGCCGATTCGACACGATGCCTCCCAGAAAGCCAAAGGGCCGCCCACCCCGAAGGATGGACGGCCCAATGGTACCGCGCTCGTCGGCTAGGCTACGCCGTGCCGCCGATGAAGTACTTGATGTGCGACGTCTGCGGCAGGGCGCCGTCGACGCGCATGGACGCCCTGAACGTGATGAGGTCCGCGTTGAACGCGTACTCGTCGGAGCGGTCGAGGCGGATGCCGCCGACCGTGCGGACGAAGTACGAGGGGAGGTGGCCGACGAGGACCGACTTGACGGCCGTGCCCGGCGACGTCATGTGCGGATTCTCGAAGACCGGCTTCGACAACAGGAGATCGCGCGCGTTGCCGTCGAGGGTCGGCTGGAAGATGTACTGCCCAGCCGTGTCCTTCAGCTTGCGGACCGCGCCGATCGACGCGCCGTTCATCATCCACCCCACACCCGGGAGCAGGCGCGCCGCGCCGTCCAGGCTGTAGTAGAGGTCGATCAGGTTGTCGGCGGTGAAGGCACCCGTCACGCCGGTGCCGCCGGTGATGCCGGAGCCGGCCGCGCCCACGATGCCCTGCGGCTGGACGGTGCCGGTGCCGTTGGTCAGCGCGTTCTGGACGTTGTAGCCCAGACCGTTGCCGACCTGCTCGGCGAGGAAGCCGAGGAGATCCACGCCGGAGTCCTCGATCATCTCGCGCGACACCTGGATCAGGAAGCCGTACTTGAAGGCCTTCAGCTCGGTGAACGCCGAGAAGGTCGGATCCTGCTCGGTGAAGGTCTCGCCCTGCGGCGTGACCGTCGACGAGGACGAGTACGCGTTCAGGCGCGGGACCTGGAGGGTCTCGCCGCCGGCCGTGTTCAGCACGGTCGACACGTCCAGCATGGGGCCGACAAGGCGCGCCCGCATGATGACCTGATCGTAGAACGACGTCGGGACCGGAGCACCCGTGCTCGAGGTCAGGACGTCGCGCTTCTCGAAGTTGTACGAGCGGACCTCGCCACGCGCCAGGGCGCGGATCGCCTCGGCGTCGCCGTCGTCGCCCGCGGGAGCCTCGTCCGTGCGGACCTCAGCAGCCACCGCGTCGAGGCGCGCAGCGCGCTCCTCGTCGGCCTTCAGCTGCTCGATGATCGCCGCGCGCGAGTCGAGCTCGCCCGAGATGCGATCGTACGTCTCCTGCTCCTCCGCGCTCAGGTCGCGGTTCTCCGCAGCCGCCGCGTCGAGGAGATGCTTCGCCTCGTGCCACGCCGCCTGACGGAGATCGTGCTGGCGCTTGATGTAATCGGACACCATGATCCCCTTTCAAGGAATCGAGATTGACTGGACACGCCTGCGGCTCCGCAAGGCGAACACCCGACGCGGCTCCGCATCAGGCAGTAATAGGATAACCCGAGAAACAGACGAACCTAGAACGACAACGACCGCCCGGAGGCGGCCGTTGCGGAAGGGCGCCGAGGGATCGAAGACCTCGGTAACCGATGGTGAAGAGAAAAGCGTTAGCGCGATACTAGACGCGCGCGAGCAGCACGTCAAGCTGCTTCTGCTTCAGCGCCAGAGACGCCGCCGCATCATCACACGACGCGCGCAACTTCGCCACCGCCGCATCCAGCACGCCAGCGAGTTCCTCATCGAGCATCTCGCCAGCCTCAAGCGCCGACAGCGCCGCGTTCAGCTTCTCAGCCTCCAGCCCCGTCGCGTCGACGAGGCCGTCCAGACTGCGGACGCTCGCGCTCGTCGCCTCGTACGCCGGGAAGCCCGTCACGATCGACACCTCATGGAGACGCACCTCGCGGAGCTCGCGCTGCTGCCCATCATCACTCCACGAGTCGCCACCCTTCGGCACCGAGAAGCCGAACGACATGGAGTCGACGTCGCCGCGCTTCAGCAGCACCGCCATGTCGCGCCCGTCCGTGGTGTCGGGCAGATCAGCCTCGACGCGGAGGCCATGCGAATCCTCGGCGAGCCGGAGCGTGCCGGAGCGCTTCGACGCGAGCACGCGGCTCGTGTCGTGATTGACGAACAACTTGATCTCATTCCGCGAGCGCAGCGACCGCGAGAACGCGCCAGGAGCGATCCGCTCAATAAACGGCAGCGGCTGGCTCGGCGAGTTAAACACCGCGCCATACCCGACGAACGTCGAGCCGTCGCCCTCCGTCGCGTCGCGGATCTCGAACTCGTTCACGTTGACGCGGCGCGTCTCGACTCCGTTCTCCATACGAAACAGAGTAGCACCGGGGCGCTCGCGAACCTGAAGCGCGCCATACCAGCGCCGATCCTCATCCTCCTCCTCCTCGCGGATCTCGTCGCGCTTCCGCTCGAACCACGCGATCGCCGGCATAGGATCCAACGGGTCGATACCCCAGAGGTAGAACGCGACGGCGCCAGGGCCCGGCCAACCATCGGCCTCAGGGTCAGAGTTCTGCTGCGCGTCAAGATCGACAAGGTGGCGCGCTGCCCAGGCGGCAACACGGACGACCTTATCCTCCGACACCTCGCCGCGCGCCATTAGCCGCGCCTCGCGAATCGTCCGCTCGACCAGCCCATCACCGCCATACCCTTCGGCGCGCAACTCGAGACCGCGCGCCGCCGCATCCCGCACATACTGAGGAAGCGTCAGATCGACCTGCCGCGTCAGGCTCCGCGTCGAGCGCGGATGATCCTCCGGCAGCAGATCGTTATCCGTGACATAGTTCGCGCTCTCCGGCCTGCCCGTCCTCAGCAGATACAGGAACGCATTCACGCGAGCCATCGCCCACGCCCCGCGAGACACTCCAGGACGATGACTCGTCGAGTACGCGCCAGCGCCACGACGATACACCGCCGCGAGCTGGCCGAACGTCGTCCGCGTCCACGCCGGCCGATCCGCCTCACTCATCGCATCATTATGGTCACGGACCTTATTTCGCAGCGCCGTCTCCGTCGCCGCGCTCAACTCGATATCGCCACCAGCCCCACTCGCACTACCCGGAGCATTCTCATCCGAGCCTTCGATCTGATCCTCCGGCGGCGCCGGCGTCGACGCGCCAACCTGACGATCCGCATACGCAGCCGCCGCGCGCCACGCATTGCAATAGTAGGACGGCGAGACGTAATCATCCCACCGTTCGCACCAGCGACGCGATCCTTCCTGACGCGAAGGATCATAGAAGCGGCAGTTAGAACACCTGCGCCCGTCGGGTACATCATCCGACGATGCGGGTCGATAGTTCTCCGGCAACACGCGCACCGATCGGCCCAGCATCTCCGGCAACTCTTCCGGGTCGACCGCCTCGGGCGTAAGCGTCGTGATCCCAATCCGCGCATACTCGGCGCGCACATCCTCGTCATTCTCAATCGCCAGTTCGATGTTATAGATATCGAGGAGATCCTTCAGCGTCTCCGACTTGAACATCACCGAATCCGCATCCGCGTTCGGCTTCATAAACAACTGGTCCCAGTCGACGTCGGCCGCCTCGAGCTCAGCGATCGTCATCGCGCGATCATCCTCCACGCGCGCCGTGACGATAATGACCTCGCCCTCATACTCGTCCACGAACCGCACGACATTCTCGATCGCATCGCCCTCAAACGTCAGCAGCGTCCCATCGATATCCACGATGATCGCCGGCGGGCCGTCAAGGTTCCGCTCGCCGCCAGGCTCCATACCCTCGGCGATCGACACGGCGACCATCTGATCGATCGCGGCCTGCTTCGACTCGTGACAGCCGACCACCTCGCCGTCATCTTTGATCGTCGCCCACCCCGCGCAACCCTCAGCCGAATCCGTGATGAAATACGGCACGATTATCGTTTCACTTGCAAGACGTGAATCTCAACGCTCCCACCATCAGCGACAGCGAACAGAACATCACCAGCGTCGACCTGGATACTGATCGTCTCAGTCTTCGGAAGGTGCAGACCATTCGCAATGGTCACATCAGCGCCGCCGATAAACACATCATCGTTACTCGTATGGTCGTGATCGTGAATCACGACGAGTTGCGGATTGTCATCCGGCGAGCTGATCTGCACCCGCGCCGTTCCGACTGCGTGTTGCGACGTAACGATC